TGCATCCCAAAGCGCAATAAAGTCATTGCGCGATAACTCGGAATCTTGGATAGTCTCGTGATTGCCCCCCATGTAGATAGTGTATCGACCGTCATATATTGGTGATACAGACGATACAAGGCTAAGCTTTACATCAACGCCACTCGGCAGTGTTAATATAGGCATTATATTTCCTCCGCAAACTCAAAAGTACAGCCAGCCAGCGCGACACCGGCATTTTCTCTATGCATAGTAAATATCAGCATATCGCCAGGGGTTATATAAATATCAGTTCTACCTTCAAACAGTGCTGATGTTGCGTAAGTGCTATCCTGTGCAGCTCTAGCGCTAAAGATTATATTGGCCTTTGCTGTGTCAAATGACATTTGAGAGCCGACAGGAGGCACATCATAAGCAATGTACTCTAAATGCCCGTCCCTAAAATCAGTCCATGATTGATCATTTTCTGTGATCGCTGTAAAGTCCCTTGTAGCCCAGACTCTAGCAACAGATTTCTGGTCAGAGTAAAAGCTTGCTAGCAAAGCTAGCGTATCACGGGTGTTTATCAGGCCGCCTACAGTGGATTTTGATCTTATCGCTATCATGGGCTGATTTAGGCCGGATATAGATACTTGTCCACTATCATTTTCAATAGATACCGAACCGTAACTTGCTCCTTCGACTCCTCCACCTTCACTGGATACATCAACACAGCCGCCTCTGAGCTCTACGTTATCGCCAAGATTTATACATCGGTATGCAATAGGGTTTGCTGGGTTGTATGTCGAAAGTCCTGATAATTTCCCGAGCATATCCATCGTATGAACAAGCGTTGATATACCTGTATCGGGATCGCCAACCCAGAATAGATAATTACCAACACCTCGCCACTGAACTTGTATGTCGTAAATATTACCTTTTTCAGGGTCGTAGCTTGCAGGTAGCCCGGTTATTAACTCCTCTTTGACAGCGAATACAGGCCCGGTAGTTCGCTCAACTCGACAAGCATAAAGCCCGTCTGATTTTTGCCGAAAGAAGAAGCCTGACTCACCCGTAAAACACCCAAAATCTCTAACCCCTGCAGCCGTTGGATTAGGTATAAACATTGAACTACTGTAAAGGTGTCCACGGTTCGGCTGATAACGTGGATTTCTGAATGTTCTCAGGACAGTCTCGTCGTTTAACGTGCCGCCGGAAATTATAGACAACTCTCCATCAATCGACTGAGAGTTTATAGGAGGGGTTTCTACGCCGTTGAATGTTTCGTACCATTTGTCAGCAGGGACGTTATACGTAAACATGCCGTGAAGAATCGACGTAGCTATAGAAACTTTCTGAGCGCCCCACGCATCAAGGGCGATTCCCTTTCCTAATCCGTTTGTTAGATTTAAAGGCTCGGACGCACCCTCTGTTTGAACTTTTAGCCGCCTTTCTCCGATCTCGTCAGAGGACATTAAGTCGCTAGGAGTACCGGAAAGCATGTAGTAATCTTCGGCCATTACAATTCCTCTCTACGCTTTCGGTTATTCTTCTGCTGAAGCCTCAGAAACTCCTGATCCGCTATCCGCTTCTTCTGTTCTTCGCTTACGGGGGCGCTTGGCTGGAACGGCATTTTCTTTCTCCCGGTTTTTCTTGCGCAATTCAACCTGCTCGTCAATCGTCAGGATCTTTCCGCCTTCAAAGCCATCTTTATTTAGAGACATATAAACCTCAAAAGGGCGACCTAAGCCGCCCGAATCAATACTAGTTGTGCACGAAGAAAGCAATACCGACGTTCTCACGCTCGAACTGGCGATCCCAGTTTGCCGCCAATGCCGTCTCTGCCGCTGTTGGTGACTCGCCAGCAACGGACGCAGCAAGCCATTTGTAACCCTCAGGGTGAACGATCCACTGCTTGCGCTCTACAAGTGTCTCAACGCCTGCGCCATTACCGGCCAGCTCGTCCCATTCAGTAGCAACAGGGCGCTTAGGACTACCTTCTGCATAACCAATAGCACCCATCTTGTACAGGACAGACACATAGCGAGAGCCAGAGGTGGTACCAGCTATAACAGGCAGCTTCTTATCTACGACAACTCGCTTACCGTTGTAAGTAGGGATCATCAGGCCGGTATTTGAATCCTGAATGAAATCAATATCCTGTTGCTTACGCATCTGGGCCATTGTCTGAGGATGAACGGCAAGCATTGCAAGCTGGTCGTCGGATTCACCCATTGTCGCAACGGTATCAACGAAGCCGCCGAAAGACCATTTGTTTGCAGCCGTGGCGGTATTGCCATCTTCGGTCGATACATCAAAAATCATATCTGATGAGTCGTTGGCGATATTCTCAAGGTAAACACCCAAAGTCGTAGCCTGCACCCGCGCGGCAAAGCGCTGCTCCCAGTATGCAGCGGTACGGCTTGCAATTTGACGCATAGGATCGTCAGAGCCAAGCACGGAAGCAACCAGGTTGGCAGACTGCCATGCATTGTTGATATGCAGACGGTATGCGGTCATTTTGCCAGTGCCAATCTTCTCAGGTGTGGCGCTTACAGCTGGATCGTCAGAAGAAATATTCTCGTTAGACGAGTTTAAATCTTTCCAGTACGGAATTGACGTAATATCACCGTCACCATTTGCGCGACCGGCAAGCGTGGCGTTAGTAACCGCGACTCCAGAGGCAATATAAGCGTTGCGGTCTGTTCGGTTTTCCTGCACATAAGACAGGTAAACATCTGGGTCAAATTGAACATCGGATAGGCGTACAGCAGCCATGATAAAACCTCTTAATTACTTAATGCGGCGCGGAATCCTTCTGGATCTCGCTCTTTAAATTGAATTCTCTCTAAGTCGTTCATATCAGAGAGCTTCTTGTTCTGTACGGCCCCGCCGCTTGTGTTTCCGGTAGCCCTGCCACCTGAACTCTGATTGCCCTTCCACAACGAATCGTAATCACCGCTTGCCTCCATTATCTGCACCATTGCAGCAATAGACGGGTAGTTCTTAGCTACCGGCTCACCGTCTTCGTTAACACTTAGCTCGTCTTTAAATAGTCGAGTCAGAATCTTTGCGTTAACCGGACTATTGGCGTGAGTATTACCAAGCTCTGAAGCTTTGGCAGTCAATGCTGATTGCTTGATCTGCTCTTTAAGCTGATTCAACTCTTTCTCTACATTGGTTTTATTCTCACCTTCAAGCCGCGCAAGCTCTTTCCAGTTCTCTTCCTGCTGAAGCTTTTCACGCTCGACTCTGGCCTTTTCTTCTTTGGCCAGCCGCGCAGCCTCACGGTTTTCTTTATTGGTTTCACGCTCTTTGCGCAAGGCCTCTTTTAACTCGTCAGCAGGATCTAAACCATCAACCTGCAAACGATAAAAACCTGAGCCACTTTCCCCGAACTCTGAATACATGCCCTGCACGGATTCATCGAGAGAATTAAACTCTTCAGCATCGATCTCAAACTTTAAAGCCATGATTACAACCCCTGTTGTATTTTATTGCGCCCACCCTGGAGCGCTTAAACTAATTGTACACTATTTGTACAATGTAACGAAAACTTTACAATAACGGAGATTGTTCGCCAATCTCAGAATCTATAATCTCATCCGTTCGCTCTGGATCGACCAGACCAGATCTGCGACCGTAATTCCTGACATCTTGAATAGCCCACGCACCACGATCTGAGCCTTGGAACATGGCCATCAACACCTGAGGGTCTGCGTCTTCAGGGTAGAAGTTATCGGATAGCTTGAACTTAACCTCGTCAGGATTCGCTCCCATGAACAAGGCCGCATCTCTCAGCCGATTCTCGAAAGCCTGTGACACGTTAGCGGTGATAGTAGTCAGGATAGAAGTTTCAGCGCTAGCTCTTATCTTTGCGGCCTCAGCAGTTTCAACACCTGATCTAGGCTGGATGATTTGAGCGCCAAGCATAACCATCTGTTCTTCTTTTCGAACCATAGCCTCGTTTGCTGCGCTGTTTGACTCAGCCTGTACCAGCTTCATATCACCTTTTTGTGTAACAACAGCTCTACTACTACCAAGCTGTATCCCGTTTGGGTTTAGATCGTTAAAGTCTCTTGCACTGGTATCACCTGAATTAACATGTAGTGTTGGCTGCCCAGTAATATAAACCCCTTCCTCGTAATCTGCGCTATTACGGTAATGGGCAACATTAAGAGCTGCAATATCAGAAATTGGCGGTTGATCGGGATAAGGATTATTGTCTACGGCACCAATAATATCAGCCGGTATTTTTTCGGCCATTGATCCGTCCGAGTACTTAATATCAAATACAAGGCCTGCAGAATCCTCTTTGTAATGCTGGACAGTAACACCAGAGTCAGTCACGCGATAAACAAGGTTTTTCGTTACTTCCTCAGATCCAAAGCCATCACTACCGCGATCAAGTACAATCTCTTTCAGGTTCAGCATCTGCAATGCATTACCGTTGTCGTCCCAGTTAATTGCGTTTTCAGCAAAGTAACTAACAATTTTGGCCTGTACTTGAGCGGATGATTTTTTTGACGGGACAGTATCAGGTGACAGCTCCTCGATTTCCTGCTCACCACCAACTGACGTGACAACGATATATCGCCCCTTGGCTTGAGCCTGCCTTACAGCATCATAGGCCATTGATATAAGCGTTAGACCGTTACCGTCTGCGTTATCGCGCATATACTCAAGCTGAGCGGGAAGCTCTATAATCGGGTCTTCTCGGAAAACTAGCCCGGTAAGACCCGAAACGGTTCTACCGGTAAAGTTGGTATAAACAGCACGATTCTTATAGGACTGGTATCTTTTAGATGCTTCATTATTAACATCTGGATCTGGAATAGGGAGATAAGCAGGGCCGCGCTTCTTTACCTTGCGCTCACCGTCAATGGCATCTTGATTTCTCAGCCATTCGGTTTTGAACTCATCATAAAGCGGGTGGGTTTCTGAAACAGGCATACTTACATCCGTCAATTAGACTTTCGGATATTGTAGCACATGGCAGGTGTAAAAAAACCCGGACAGTGCCGGGTCTTTGGTTGGCGTGTAAATTACGTAGTAAGCTTTATGCTCAGGCCTTTGTTTTCTTCGTAACTTACATCTAGCTTATCGTAAATCCACTTAATCAGCTCTACAGTTTTGGGGTCGTGATAAATCTCAATTCCCTCGTAGTCGCCCTCATAATCTCTTAGAACCGTATGATTATCCTGCCAGTCATCCTGATCAATATCAGGGCACCCTTTAAGAAACTCATTTATACGATCAGGAAGGCCCCTGTTAGATGAATTAAAACTGACATTGTAAAATGCCGTTACTATCTTTTTATGTTTAATATCACACATCACTTCCACCCCTTCATCATCAGATAACTTACTCATCTCTCTCACCCTCACAATTAAACTATTAGATAACACTGCAATCACAGGGCCGTTCCGCCCTGTATTTCTTTGTTATGTGTCAATACTTACAGGTTGAAATAGTGCCGTCTGCTTCAATTTTTGTTGTTATCCCACCTCGATACCTCGCCAGAAACATTATGTATTCAACTCCATCAATACATACCACCTCGTATTTACCGTCACCGCCTTGTATCGCGCGCCCAGTTTTTCCTATGTCGCTTCTTTCGCAGCCCGTCACACATAACAAAGCAATTAAAACGGACAAAGCAAACGCTCTTCGTTTCTTGTTTTTCATAATCTTCAATTCCTGCTCAGTTAATTAATTGGTGCTTTTCCTTTTATCGCAAGGTTACCACCATACCATCACGCCGGTTTATTGGTATTCGACGTTAGTTGTGCTTTGTACAGCACGGCCATCTCGCACAGCAGGTTGAATCGCTCAGGATCAGACTTAAACATATGCTCAAGCTTTCTCTTGCTGGTCTTTGTTATCTCGACCAGCTCGGCAAGGCCCTTAAGCCCTGCCTGCTTTGCTATTACTGCCGGGGTCATGCTCAACTCCAATGCGTGCTTACACCAAATTGCTCTAGCGCATCGATAAACAATCGCCCGTTACCGCTATCTATACGATCCTTCCATTCCTCAAAATGCTCGCTTGAATCCAATAAGATTGGCTTTATCCCGCGAACCTTTGCGCCGTTTGATTCAACCTGGATTGTTACCATGTCATGGTTCATATATGCAGCGCAATTTACATTATGACCAATTCTATTGCCGCAAAAGCTTGCCGTAGTGCTAGCGTTACCGATATTTTCAATAAATACTTTACTCATGATCAAACCCTTAAAAAGAAATAATAAATTGCTTGTTGTATGCGCACTCTACTTTTCTAGATGACTCGATTATCTTCTTGCTATTTATTTTCTTACCACCATCTACCATTGACATAATCTTTTCTAATCGAGACTTCTCAAAAGACAAAACCCTTGCAACCTTTGGCTTGCTCTGGTCTTTTGATTCGTATCGAGCAATAACATCTTTGCAGTAGTTGACACCGCCGATAATAATGTCACGCGCATACTCCTTCTGAGCGGGTGTTCCAGTAAAGCGATCTGTAGCAATCATACGTCCACCTTTTTTAATTGCCCATGCCATGCGCAATGCTTCAGCGAAGAACTCAGAAGCTTTGCCGCCAAACTTAACGACTGCTTCTTTTGCGATTTTCCAAGCTTCAGTAAATACGTTCATGGCTGAGTTCTCTTTGCTGTTCGTTGTTGGTATGGATACATAATATACCCTATGCGTGCTCTAATCAATAAAAATATACTACATTTGTGCTTTTATTTACCTAGACGTTAGTAGCAGACACAAAAAAGCCCGCGCTAACGGGCTTGGTGGTGTCGATTACGGTTATATCTTGCTGGCCATGTACACTTGATGGGCGATCATTGCCAGCTGAGAGCCGATGATAAATAGTTCAAGCATAATCAACCCAACCCTTGAACATAGCGCGCATGGTATGCAGCTGCAACACCAATGGAGAAGCAGAACGCAGCCACCGGAACAATGAACACTAAGTCGCACACCTCGAAGTTTTTACGCATAGACTCACCCTGATACAGCCAATATATGAAGCTATTCCAAATACCGCCCGACATAAGGAAGGCGATAACAACCAATGCAAAATCAATAGTAGGCATAATCAACCCTCCAGGCCTTTATCTTCGCCGTCGGTAATAATCTTTATTGTATTTCTAAGGTTCTTGTTTTCACTATTAAGTATTGCAATCATTTGGTCGCGCTCAAACCGAATCTTTTCGGATTCCTCGTATAAAGCCTCAAAAGAAAACGCATCAGCAGCCCTTGCCTTAGCTATAGCCTTGCGCTTTGCGTGACGGACGGACGGAGCGTTATTGATAAGCCAATCTCTATCCCTCGTTAAGCTCGACATCGCTGACACCAGAATATTCTGAGCGCTATTAGGCATAAAGGTAAGCGTAATCAGCCCAACCCGAAGAGTCTTAAGCTCGTATTGCTTTGTATCCCCGAAAATAATATCCGCCTTCCATGAGAAGTTAGTAACACCGAAATCTATAATAATCATGCTGCACCGCCTTCGATACCTAGACGCTCTTTCTGCTTTTCATTTAGATCTTGCAGGATCTCATCAGCCTTATAAGTCCACTTATCTCCATGCTTCCCATACAAATCCATAGCCCAGTGTATAAAAACCGCCTGCTCGTATTCTGCTTTTTTAGCCTTATCTTCATACAGACCAGAAGATATGAGTAATTTAGCCATACGTGCGCATGCAAAGTTAGGGCGGCCAAGGATGAATATTTCTTGCTCGTTGAGATGAATCATAAATACCTCGTCATCGGTATTGTCGCCTGTGAAGTGATGCGGCGAACCTGTCAGACGTTACAGGTGTTCGGGTTGCATGCCCTAGCCGCAAATACAGTGTATCAGATTAAAAAACTATCCAGCAATATAAAGACCGGTAAACAACCCGGTAGCAAAGAAAGCCAAGAGCAATAAGAAGTTATTTACATTGAACGCTTTATTTACATTTACATTCTTTTTGCTTTTAGCATCTAAAAAAACTTCTTCATCTTTTAATAGCCAGCAATGCTGATGCCATTTACCTGTATAGCTTAAGACTTTTTCCCCGCACTCAAGGCAAGGGGCAGATTCATGCATATCACAATAATACGCTCTATAACCGCAGTGCGAGCATACATTAACACGGCCCCATTTTTTATACGGACTGACTAGCCTTACGTACAATGAAGGCGGCATTGATTTTTCTTTCTTTGCTTTATTATCACAATTAAAAAACGGGATGGAAGGCATATACAAACCTCGTAGCAGGTAATCGTAGAAGTAGGAAGCGGCAACACGGTCTACGTTCCATGCTTTCTCCCCGTCGGGATAGCCGCAAATCAATTATACCACTATCAGTCTAAACCGCCATTGCTGCAGCGTATCGCTTACCGTATTCGCCGCCTGCGTACTGTTCGCAGTACTCAACAGGCTTGCGGCTAGGGACTTCAAACTCGTCAACCAAAACGTTTTCTTTATTTCTCGGGCTAACGTAATTAGACCAGATGCGAATCATTGGGTTTTTGTGGCTAGTGTTACGGTTCGGATTGGTTACGGTTACAGTTTTCATGGTGTCTGCCTTGTTTGTTTGTTTATTTAAGATGAGTTCATCTTAATGTATTAAGCGGAACAAGTACAGCTTAATATAATTATACCTTAGTCTAAACCGGCACGCTCGAATGCTAACGGCTCAAGGGCCCGAAGCTCATCAAGGGTTAATGTTGCGCCTCTTGCGTCTGTGAATTTGCCTATGCTTAGACTGCCTTGACTGAACAGCTTGTACCGCTCATCACCATCTGGAAATTTAGAAAAATATTCCTTCTGGAATGATGCCGGTTGCTTTTTAAGGAATGAATTAAACGTTGTTCGGCTTGATGTAGTGCCCGGGCCATCTGCGCCAACTTCTGGGCGCTCACCTTCAAAGCCGGGGATTTGTAGATCTTCGCGCAACACTGGAGTTCTCAGGCTTCGACAATTCCAATGAAGAGGCGGAATAGGGCCTGAGCCAACCGGGTATACTTTTCCGTCAAAACCACTACAAATTAAAGTTGTTCTGGAATCTAGCGTCGCAAGAAACCTTTCGCCCTGGAGGAATTCAGCGTTAGTACGGTAAAACTCCGTCTTAGCCTCGTTTGCAGCCGATATAGCCGATGTTCTGATTAGAGCGTCTGCCTGATTGCCTAAGCCCGGGGCTAAATCAAGTAAATCCTTTGATATCTGGCTATTTGTTTTCTGTCCAACGATACCGTCACGAATAACTTGCATCATTTGAGCAGACTTTTTAGAGTCGAACTGATCTAAGGCTTGCTTGATCGATATAGATTGGCCTGAATTAACGTCATCTATCGTAGGATTAAAAGTTACAGCCTGAGCCAACTGAACCGCAGCAGGAGCGGCAAAGTCAACGGTAGCCACACCGATCAACAACCTCTCCTGAAACCCTGCCTCATAAGCAGCAAGCTCTAACGACTCTTGAAGCACCTCGTCTGACCATTCTGACACTGAAGCCAATAGAAAGGCCTCAATCTCCTGAATCACCGCGCGCTGCCGAAGCTGAGCATCTGGAGTAGTGGCAATCTGACCGGCTACACTGCGCAATATTTCCTGAAGCGCTGGCACCAGATCCTTGACCATACCCCCGCCACGACGCAATAGGAATATTTGGTGCCGAACTTGTGACTCGATTAAGAACTGGTTTGCGCTCATCATCTCACCCAGGAAACGTTAATATTGGTTATAGGAGTAAATCGCTTGTGCATGCAGCGATACCTGAAAGCGTCGTAATCGTGATCTTCTTGATCTGTATCAACGTCATCAGGGTTCTTACTGTCACGCGAAAGAAT